ATCTGAAACATTCGCGCGGAGTTAATCTTCTGATTTTGTAATTTTGAACAACGACGTTATCCTTTTGAACACTTGTTAATGTATTACTTGTCCCATTTGTATTGATTTCAAGTCTTTGTTCTGTAATCGATCCAGTTGATCTATCTGATGGATCATTTGGATTGCGACCTCTAAATGCTCCAATCATTACACCTTGATTGCAGGCTGTGTCTAATGTCTGAGCAACACCTTTACCAACTCTTCCTCTTCGTGTTTCTGAATTTGGTACACTAAAATTAATTGAATCACCTTCGTGAGCTTCCTCATATCCTTTTGATGTAGCTGATTTTATTTTTAATTTATTCGTATCAAAACATGGAACATCACCACCTACTTTTACGCATGGTGCAAATGAATTGTTTATATCAATTGGTTTTGCTTCTCTAAAATCTGTTGTCAAAACAAAATTTATCATTTTTTCACTCAAAAAATACTTATCCTCAACATCGTTTTCAAGTACATCCTTTAATCTCTTAGTAAAATGCTCTTCTCTTGGAAATTGAAAGTTATTATCTGCATCATCTCGGATTCCAATCAAAAAAACTCTCTCTCTATTCTGTGGGACACCATGATGCTTTGAGTTCAACACTTGCCAATATAAATGATAAGGAACTGATTCCTCATAAGGAAACAAAACAGGAACACCATTGACTGATTTTCCACCTAACATATTAATCCATTCTTGGAATGTTTTACCTCCATCATCAGAAAGCAATCCTTTTACATTCTCAAAGATGAAATATCTTGGTTTGTTTTTTTCAATAAATTCATAAGAATTAAAAAACAATATACCTCGTTTATCATCCTTGCCAAGTCTTTTTCCAGCCAATGAGAATGCTTGGCATGGAGGAGATGTCATATAAATGTCCAATGAATCAGATGGAATCTCTCTGTCATATACATTGGTTGGATAGTATTCTGGCTCACCATAGTTATGAATGAATGTTTGCCTTGCGTACTTATCCATGTCACAAGCAAAGAGTTCTTTGTATTGAACACCCAATCTCATTAATGCTTGATTAAATGCACCTACTCCGCTGAAATCACTACCTACTTTTATCATATCTTCTCAACTTTAATGATTAACGGAGGCCACATATCCATCTTCTTTATTGCATCCTCTGGACTGTTGGCTTGAATTGTTTTGTGTTGGATTGTCCACTTGCCATCCTTCACTTTGTATGTTACTCTGAAATTCTGCATCTCTTTTTGCTCTTAAATAATTATCATATAAATTAGAATTGAATGTGCCAGCTTTTTGCCACCAGTATTCATAATGTGCTGTTGTCATATCTTGTTTTTATAAATGGTTAAACGACTTATTGCTCTTGCACATGTGTCAATCCTATTGTCAAACTTATCAGCAAGTCCATAAAGACCAGCTCTTTTCAAGTCTGGAATCAGAGATTGATACATTTTTATTCTATAAGTGAATCCATTGATAATGGCATTGACATTCTCAATCTTTTCAAGTCTTGTAATTATCTCCTCTCTCATCTCATTAAATTTAAAAAGGTAAACAATCCACCACAAACAATACAAACGATTGTCAGAAGGCTTAAAACTGCACTCAAAAAAGATTTGTGCTCTTCATTCGCTGGAATGAATGGCTCAATAATGGTAATTAATTTTGCTTTCATATCTGTTTTTGTTAATTATTATGAATCAAAGTTAAGAACTTTTTTCACTTATGAAACTATTTTAACATTTTTTAACAAATCAAGGAATAAAAAAAGGGAATGATTGCCGTCACTCCCCTTCTCTTTATTCACTTAAAACAGATATGCACTACAAATATAGTTATTTTCTTTTTCTAAGCAAGAATTTAACAACCTTTCCAATCAATCCTGATTGCTCATTAACATCAACCTTCACCTCTCCATTGTTGATCTCAACATCAACCTTCTCAGAATCAACCTTGATGCTCTTGTTGTCCTTATCTTTATGTAATTCAACATCAACCTTTGGAGTATCAACCTTAACATCAGTTACTCCATCCTTTCTGGTGATCTTTACATCAACATTCTTGGTATCAATGTTTATATTCAAATTCTTTTTTGGTCTCCCTGGCTTTTTCATTATGCTTCGTTTGTTGTTATTACTCCTTTTGCCGCAAGATGCACAACTCTCACAGATGCTGGCTGTGCAACTTTCCATGCTGTCCTTCTTGCTTGGCTTAATCTATCCTTTGCAATGCGTGAAACGCTAACTGAGTTATTCTGATTGCCTCCAAGCACATGATAATGTGTTGCATCTTCACCAACATAAATTCCAACATGACCTCCTCCATTCCTTGTGAATGTCAACACATCTCCAAGCATTGCCACCTTTGCCACATTACCATACTTATTCCAGTTCAATGCCCACAATGGATGCTTGACAACATCTAATCCAGCAGCATGAGCACAATAAGCTACGAATAAACCACACCAGGGGATCTCATCATTGGTGTAAACCTTCTCAAGTCCAAGAGCTTTTGCCCAGGATAGAATGGTTGGATTGTGTTGTTTGCCAACTATCTCCTTTGTGCCAATGTGCTTAACAGCCTCAACCAATATCTTTGGAGCTGTTTCTTTTTTTAGCCATGCATAGCTCATATTGAATCTCTTTGGATGTAAATATACTTAATTTTTCTTTTGATTGTCAATAGACTATCCACATCATGCTTAAGCTTCTCAACCTTGATCTCATTTTCTTTCTCAAGATCATGCAAATATTTTTCAGCTTTGATTGTGGTTTCATCTTTCTTTGGTGCCTTATATTGATGAGTTGGCATTGGTGCAAATATTGCAAATAATGAGCTTGCAATTGTGGCAATCAATAATACTTTATTCTCCATCGAGTTTCTTATTTAGTTCTTTTTGAAACAATATATCTTGCATCAGTTTTTTATCTGCCTTTCTTTCCTCATCACAATCATCAATCTTTTTTTGTTGTGTTTTGATTTCATTCTCTTTGGATGTGATTAGATATCTGCCAATCATAATAACTATGGCAAATAAGACAAAGAATAAATAAGTAAATGGACTTTTTAAGAATGTTTTAAAATCAAGTTTGAATATTTTCTCCATACTTTAATATGCTAATATGTTTTATTCAGCACAAATATATCTGAGTATATTGAATTGTTAGCATTATTTGAACTCCATTGAGCTGTGATATTTAAGGTATTGCTGATGGTAGTATCAAATGTTGTTGAGTTTATTTTATTCCAAGCGAATCCTTGTTGAGTTCCAGATGCTAATTTTAAGATATGGAATTGTGCCAATGATACAACTGATGCAACACCAGCTGCTCCAATGGCTCTGATTGTGAATGTTACACTTAACATGAATACTTGATTGGTGATTGCTGGCATTGTTAGGGGACCAGAGCTACCTAAATCAACAGATCCAGCTTTCAATCTTATTGTCAATGTATTATTATTCTGAGCACTCATAACTCCTCCCATTTCAACTCTGAATGAATCACCAACTTTGAAACCATTCGCTGGCACAGATAAACTACCAACACCTCCATCAATCAAAGTCAATTCACTTGTTGTTGCTGTTATGGTTGTGCTATTGGCTGTCTGAGCAAATAAACCCACATTTGTCGTGGCTGATGGACCAGGAATAGTGACAACAGTCTCTCCTCCACTATCTGCAGCTGTGACTCCATCACCGGTAAATTTTAAAGTTGATCTCTGAGTTAATGTTGTGCTCTCATCCTTGATGGTATCATAAGCTTGAGCTGTGACGTTGATAGTTGTTGTTGCCATTATAAGTTGATATTAATAGTATTATTTACTGTTGTGTTTTGAGTAAAACTATCTTCAAGAGTTCCATTGACATATACCTCATAATCTGTTGTCAGATCACCGCAATTGGTTGCTGGAGGATTGCCATTCTCAAAATCATAATCATCATAAGGAATGGAACACCAGTCATTATAATCATAGATTGCAACTGTTGCTGCCATTGTCCATCCAGCTGTAACATCTGGTCCACGATTAATGAATGGTTGAGTCTGAATATCTCCGACAATATCCATGAACTCCTCAAATCTCCATTGTTGGAATGTAACTCTAATGTCATTGCATATGCTCAGGCAATCAGAATGTATCTCATTGATCTGTCTATATTCCTGAAGATTGTATTTATCACAGATTGAGATGATCATATTGATGTTCACAGATTGAGCAGTCATTGTTCCTGGTTGCAAAGTTACAACCATCAAAGGATATTGAGCTGCATCTCTTGAGACAGCATCAATGAAATCACCTTGAAAGAATTCGTTTATCTGTCTGTGCTCTGTTGCTATTATTTCCAGCTCTTTCATCAGCTGGTTTAATGTTTTTTCCATCCTTATTGAGATATGCTTTTAATTTATCAATCTGTTTCTTTGAGAATTTCATTGTATCCAGTTCAATGGTTTATATCCAGTATCATCTTTCTTGACATATTCATTGCAATGATCTGAGCACATATCACAATACTCTGGATATTTTGTTGCTTGATCATCTTTAAGATATCCAATCAATCTCTCTTTATAAAAATATGCATCCTTTCTCAACTGATCTCTAAGCTCAGCAACTTGATTCAATTCAAGAGTTGTTTGATTATCATCTTGCACTCTTCCGGCACCTTTATTTGTTAGCTTATCAGTCAATAAAAGAGCAGCTCTGTAATCAACGAATGCAACCAAACAAGGTACAACATAATCATTCATGAGATCCAAGTAATCTTGAGTCCATGTGTTTGTCTCAACTCTATCAAGCAATGCTCTGAATAATGGAGTCCCAAGAGCTGGCTGAATATGCATGTCTTGAGATCTCTTGATGGCCACAGCCAAGAGCTTGGTATCTGTATTGTTGTGAATGATACCGAGCTTTTTTAAATTTTCAACTGATAATAGGTAGTTCATAGCACATAAGTAAATGGAAATCTATATTCATGGTTGTGACCATCAACATAAATTAGTTTATAACCTCTATTAATAAATGTCTTGTGAAAAGATCCAGTTAAATATTTTATTCTGCGATCCCCTACACAAGTGTAATCCCAACCATTTATGGTTTCTCCTTTTTCAAATGTAGGAGTTATAATAATATTTTCAGCAAATGACTCAACCCATTCAAGAAATTTATTGACATCTATTTTATTATTTGTCCATTCATCAGAATTTATTGATCCTTTTGCAACAAGATAATCAACTTTTTGTATTGATGGTCTGTCAATTCTATAGTCATTATAATATCCTTCAAAGCCAAGTAACTGACAAAATCTAAAAATTACTGGATCATTATCAACAAACAAACATTTCTTTGCTCCCATATCTTTGGCAACAATTAAGCTCTCTGCACTACCTGGACCTAAATCAATAATTGATTTATCTTTAAAATCAATATTTAAATAATTATAAATGCTTGACCATATTAATCTATGATGCTCAGCTCCATTGTAGTTGTGAATATTATCAACTTGTGAATGGATATATCCCCATAATGATGTCAGATTCTGATAATGCCCTGGAGTATCTTTTATCCATGACACAAGCTCATCCATATTCATTTCCTTACAATGCTTTCTTAATTCTGGATATGTTTTCATATTATCTTTTTACAACTAATTGCTGAATCCATTCATGTCTACACCATGGTGTTGAGGCGCCAGTATCTGGATTTGTATACCATCCACCTCTGTATCTCCAAACATCTCTGTCAACTCTTGATGATATTGTATTAATTTCATCTCTTGAATATAGTCTATTCAATGACATAAGTCTCTCGCAAAATTGTCTTGATCCACTCTTTGCTGGAGGCACATCTAATCTGGTGCGATATCCATAACGCACTTCAAATCTTTCAATTGGAATCTGCTCCTCACTAACTAATTGCTTTCCCAAATCAGTTACCTCTCCTTTCACCAGGATATCCCACTTCATTAATCTTGACATTGACTTTGCAATCTCTTCGATATTTGTGTTCAATGCCTTTGCAATACCATTAGAATCTTCACCATCACCAATCAACTTCAATACATTTTTATCAAAATCATTAAGCTCAGCTGATATCTCAGCAATTGTTGCAAATAATTGCTCTTGCTTTGAGAATACATCAGCGGATGGAGTATCCCATGCAATTGGAAATGTTGCATATACTTTATAATTATCAGCTGATTCACCGTATTCAGCAAAGTATCCAATCTCATCATCTTGATGATCAAACTTGCATGATGACATTTGCTGTGCTGCTGGTTGCAATCCAACTATTCTGCGAGCTTGTGCCTCATCAATGGTTGGAAATGATGCCAAGACAATACTCAATGCACTCTCAGATGTCAACATTCCTTCTTTAATCTTAGCAACCACATCAATAAGTGATGCAATCTGAGCTCCATTTAATGCTGATTTTGCGACATCAACTTGAGTTTCATTTGCTGGAATATCACCAACTGGAGCAACAGCTGTTGGCTCTTGAGTTGTTCCTATTGGAGTCACATCTTTAAGTTTAATTACTCCAGTCTCTCCAGATAATTTAACCATGTAATTCAATATCCACTCAATTCTTTTTTGTCTTGTCTCAACATAAGTCTTTTTAAAGATCTCAAATAGATCTGCACTCTCAGCTGCATTGAATGATCCCTCTGGAGCAACACCAAATAATGATGGAGCAACAACTGAATGAGCAACCAATATGTTCTGTTGCACACTATCCTCAAGCATATCATATCTTTTATCGAGATCATTGCCGGTTAAGTTGTCAACCTTTGGAGCTTGATCTGCAGATGGTGCAAATGTTATGATGATATCTCCAGAATTCTCAATTGCAGATGCTGGATTCTTGATTTGATTCTTAAATGACTCTGCCTCCTCTTGAGTTTCTGGAAAGCCATCCATAAATGTGATCATTGTACCAGACTTGAATCCATTCTGTAGTTCATACATATGGAATTTACTGATATCACAATCAGTCTGAATCGATGTGATGCCTCCTTGATATGGCGGCTTAGGATATACACCATGCTCCTTTCTGCCCTTCTTAGCTGGATCCTTGTAATACAATACAAATGATCCTGTCTTATTGGTCTCATCAAGAGCTGGCAATGTTCTTAGATTTGTTTTCTCAGCTGATTGCTGTTGCACTGTCCAGTCATCAGAAAGATAGTACATTCTTTCATCTGATGAGATTCTGATTGTATCAATGGCAAGATACTCCCACACAGCAACTCTGGTCCCTTCTCTGTTCCAAGTACCCTTTACTGCGAATGCACCAAACAACTCATAATCAAATGCCAATTGCTCAACAATTTCATTCATATTGAAATCAGAATAAGGATTGGCAATGAATCTTGCAAGCTCTCCAGATACAACCTCAAGACCTCCACCAGCAATGTAATGCGTTTTGTTCTTTATGATACCTTGGTGCCAGGCTGATCCATTGTAAAGATCAACTAAAAAATAAGGATAGTCATTCTTTTTTCCCCACTTAATAAAGCCAAGCATTCTGTCTTGCTCCTCAATTGGAAGGACAAAATCCTTTCTGAATGACATTGATTCAAGTTTCTTATTCATAAATGTTAAATGTTATATTTGTTGAGAATTCATTTGATGGTGAATCTTGAACATATACATGAGCTCTGCCCTCCTCAACCAATCCATCTGATAAATCTGGATCTAAATTCACAGCGGATGTCTGCTGATATATTCTATAAGTGTAGTATCCATCATAATCAAAGGTGACATCCACACCATCAGTCAGTTCAAACTCATCATATCTGGTGATGGCATTGCTGAGATTTGGTAGAATGCAATAATATTTTAAGAAAGATTGTTCATGCTCAAACTCAAAGAGGTAATGAACTGGACTCACTGTTGTCAGTTCTGTCACTGTCACTATCATTGTTGATGTTGAGCTCTTCTCTAATCTTAGCATCTTTAATTAGTTTAGGTTTACGTTTTTCAAATATGTGCAAGAGTCCAATCTTAGCATAAAAATCCTCTTTGCCTCTTTCAATAGCTATCCATTTACTTAGTAATGGGGACCATTGCATTGAGCCTATATATTTTTTAAGTATTTCCATGATTCAAATATACAAAAAAAGGAGGGACACATCCCTCCCTTATGATAAGAGTTTATTCAATTCTTAAATTGATGGAGATTGCTGTGCCAATAAAGAGGCATAAACAGCTGAATCAACATCTGGAACTGGATCATTTTCCAATCCACCCATGATGATATCATGACCTAATCTGTCAGATTTCAATACTCCAGATCCATAAGCGGAAGCCTCAGCAATTTGAAGGCCTTCACCGAATCCAAGAGCAACAGTAGTTCCATCAGCTTTCTCTACAATTGCAACCACTTCATTCTGACCTAACAAATGAATCTCAGAACGTAATTCTTTTGTATCCGAAGCCAAGATCATTGTCAAGGTTTGTTCATACCAAAGAGTTCCATTTCCTTTATTCACTCGGATTGGTGCAGTGTAACTTGATAAGTTTGATTTTAACTTATATAAGAATACTTCACCAGTTACAGTCAGAGCAGTGATCTCGTTATCAACAATTGTGGATGCAGAAACATTTCCCAAAGGAAACAACATAACAGATTTGATACCACCTTTTCCATTGGTACATGTTCTGTCATTGTATCCGGTTGTCATATTACAAGCCATTGTTCTTAGTTTTTTTAATGTTATTAAATAGGGAGGAGTTACCCCCTCCCGTTATTATTTATTAGTTTGGAGATCCAGTTCCATTCCATACTCCGATCTGATCCAAGAAAGGTACTTGAACACCAGCTCTGAACTTAGAACGTAAATAGATTACATCATCATCTTGAGAATACCACAAATCAAAGTTTTCAAAGTCAGATGATAAGTCAGTACCAAATACAAAGTGAGAAGCTCTACCAGTGTATATGTTATCAAGACCATTCAATCCATTAACTTTAACAATTCTCATGTTTGTTCCTGGTAAAACAAGCTCATTCAAGTCACCAATGTTTGATGGATTGTAGTGGAATAAATTATCATCAACTAAATTCTTAGTCAAGTAGTTGAAATTCTCACGTCCAGTGAAACAAATGAAGTCACCAGCCTCAGCAACATTTGCTGGAGTCTCAATGAAACAATTGTAAAATACATCAAATGCATTAGATGCAGAGATTGATGCAACAGATGTAGTGTTCAAATTAACACAACCATTTGCAGTCGTTAAGAATTGACGGAATCCATTCATCTTAGCCAAGTTACCAGATCCAGAAACTTTGTTTCCTTTCCAGATTAATTTGTCCAATTCAAATGAATGTAACTGCAATAAATAGCTGATGATTTGTTGCTCAAATGGAAGAGTCTTATCTTCTGCAGATGCACCTGGACGCAATCCTAACTGAGTCCAAAAACCATCAAGATCTTTTTGACAGAAAGATTTCATATATCCAAGAGTCTCAACTGCAATTGCACGATCAGTGAATACAGTGTCTCCATCTGGAGTCATTGTACAATCACCATCCTGGTAAACAATTGAATCATCCATTAATTTCAATTCTTGAGATCCTTTGATCCCTTGCTGAATTGTTACATATTGTAATGTGCGAGCTTCAGTAACTGACTTAACAATTAAGTCCTCTCTTTGCTCATCAACATAAGCGGCAAGACCAGAAACATCCCAGTCAAACTTGCCTTTAAGATACTTTTTTAATGACATTTTTATTAGATTTTATTACGTTTCAAAAACATTTGTCTGGCTGTCAAGTTGCCAACTTTGCTGAATTTCTCAGCTTCTTTGGTTTCCACAGATGGTTGAGCTTTGAAAGCCTCGAATTCACTTTTCAATGAACTCAACTCATTAACCAATGTTGCGTTATTTTCTGCAATAGCCTTAGTCATTTCTGCTAAGCCTTCGACAGCTTTTGAGAATGCCTCAAGTTTTGCATTTACAATTGATTCAACTTGCTCTGCACTCATTGACTCAGCACTTGTTTCCTCAACAGCAACCTCTCCATCTCCTTCATTTTCTCTCTCATCAATTATGTCTGTGATGATACCTTCTGCATCAACAACAATTGATACACCGGCAAGCTCACCAGATAATGCATGAGTTCCTTCTGGAGCTGGAATCATTTCGCCATCAGCAACAACAAATACTGGCATACCAACCTCAAGAGCTTCATACTCTATCACAGTTGTGCCATCAGCCAAAGTTGCTTGTTCAAATCTTTCAACGCTTTTTGAGAATTGTGCTTTCATTTCAGCAATCAATTCCTTAATAGTTTGTAATTCTTTGTTCATGTTTATTATAATTTATTGTTCGAAAATACCTAACTCTTTGAGCTTAGCCTCTGCCCATCTCTTTCCAGCAAGACCTCCCCATAATAAATATGAGATTGTTCCACATGCTGAATTGTCATCTGGATTATAATACTCCTCTGCTCTTGACAGATATGAATACATCCTCTTGATGATGGCCACTGAGACAGTTTGCTTGTTTGCCAAAGTCGTTGCTCTTAAGCGGCCCACTCTGGTGGCACATTTATTTCCATACTTTTGGTTGAGCTCAATTCCTTTCTTGGCATTGTTGCTCACAGCTTCTGGATAGTCATTGTAAAATCTTATGTATTCCTGGACTGATTTCAGCTCTTGATAAATGTAAGCGAATTCATGCTCCCATCCTTTGCCAGTCTCAAGCAATTGGAATACTCCCTCAATTGAGAAGCCAGTAAACATTCCAGACTTGGCTGCCTCATATACATCTTTATTGGTTACCTTGTAACTCACAATCCATGATCCATCATTTTCTTTGTTGAATCTTTCTGGAGCTGTGAATCCTTTTGCCTCATCAATGATGTAACTCATGATCATATAGATCCCATCAACCACTCTCTTGCTGTCATGCTCAAGATTTACATTGTTGAAATTATCTCTGCGAGCATAGTCAAATACAATATCCTTGATTGCTTGCTTTGAAAAGTTCACATAATACTCTTCATTAGTCTGAGGATCTCTTCGATATATGGGAGTATCTGCAGATATAGCGACTCCAGTGATGACTTGCTCCTCATCATTGAATTGATAAGCAATTTTTTTGCTGAATGTCTCAAATGATTTCTCATGTGCTGGATTGGCTACCAATGAATTGAATGATACTGTTGTTTCTGGATCATCAAGATCAATCACAATATCATAAAGAGGTAATTCTCTAATCATAAATATTATGTAAATTTGTTCGAAATGGTTTTTGTCTATCCATACCACAGCAAGTCTGAGTCTGACTTTGAAATCAACCAATCAATCAGATGGTTGAGATTAATATATCCAGATGCAGAGATATGGACCATTGGCAAATCTGTTGCTGGAGCCAATAATCTGCCATGCAATCAACACAATAATATCAGAGGATGTGATGTGACAAATAGGATTCTGACTTTTGCCAGGAACATTGGAGGTGATTTCATCTATATGAACAAAGATTTTTTCATTACAAAGATATGGCAACCTCATGTGGCCATAAACATGGGATCAATCATTGTTAATCCAGAACATCCTCCACATACTCAGATTGCTCAACAAAATACTTTAGAATTCTTAAAACATAACAGCTTTACTGCGTACAATTATGAGACACATACTCCAGTTATGATGAACAGCAAAAAGCTGATTGATCTATTTGACAACATTAATTGGCAGAATGACAACCATTTCATCAAATCAATTTATTGCAATGTTTATAAAGTACCATCAAAGGAAGGATTTAATTGCAAGGTATCTGTGCCATCCATTGACAAAGCAAAGGAATTCATTGCACTCCAGGGATGTTTCTCAACTGGTGATGGTTTCTGGAATCAATCCAGATCTAATTGGATTAAAATGTACTCTTAGCCTCTTGCACCTCAACCTTATTTTGAGTGCCAGTTATATCAGACTCAAGGACCACAACTTGACTGACTGGAACATTGCCTCCTTGACCTTGTCCTAATGTTGTCAGATCTGTTTGCTGTGCATTTGTGTTGGCTGTGAATGAACTTGCACCGGCACCAGCTTGACCTCCTCCTCCTCCAGTTGATAATTGTGGTGGAGTTGGTGCAGTTCCTGACTGATATTTTTGATTCATAACAGCCAAGGCTTGAGTCAATCCAATAAGACCAGCACTTGCAATGGCAGCAATACCAGCTGGAGATGGTGGTGGACCAAACTGAGCAATCCCCTTAACAATTGCACTGGCTGTGTCGATAGCAATCTGTGCAAGCTTCAATGCTTTATCTCTGTTGAATTGAGCTTTCTTGATTTTCTCTTCCTCCTCATAGGCTTTGAGTTGGACATCATATTTTTGCTTAGCAAATTTTTCCTCAATCTGTTTTTTCTGATCAGCCGTTAATCCTTCTTGATTCAATTCAGCTTGTAACTTAGCATCCAAGTTTGCAAGATCTGCATCTCTATTCTCTGCAATCTTATTCAACCTGGCTTGATCAATTTCATTCATCAAAGCATTCAAATCCTTCAATTGATTCAATGCCTCTTGAGCTCCCTCAATTGCTTGAGTCACTCCTTTAAGCTGCTCCTCTCTTGATTTGATTGCATTCTCTTTCTCCATATCAGAATACTTCTTATCAATCTCAGCTTTTTTCTTTTTATATTTTTCAGTTAAAATATTCTCTTTGTCAAGATATTCCTCCTCATCAATGAGACCAGCTTTCAAAGCATCCAATGCAATGTCTTTCTCACTTTCGTAAGTAGCTTTCAAATCCATTAATTCATTGTCCTTATCTGAATTGAAAAGCCTTGTATATTTTTCTCTGATCTCTCTCTTTTTAGCTTCTGTCTCAGCCAATTTTGCAAGCTCAATATCAGAATATTTTTTTATCAAATCAGCTTTGTCAATCTGAAACTGCATCTCAACTTGAGCCTCAAGTTGTTTATCTCCATGAGCTTGTTCAAGTCTTTTGTCTGATTGGATGACAAGCTCTTGTAATTCTTTCTCAAATCCAGCTTGCATCAATTCCATTGAAAGAGCAAAGCGATCATCCTCTGCTTTTATTCTTTCTTCATTAGCTTTTTTCTCAGCCTCTGCAATAGCTTTTAATCTATTGAGTTCCTCTTCTTTTTCTTTCTCTCTTCTGGCTTTCCTTTTTTCAGCGGCAGCTTTTGCAGCATCCTCTCTTTTTTTCTCTGCATCCTTATTGGCATCATCTCGTTTCTTTTGCTCTTCAATTTCAAGGATGGTTAAATCTTGAGAGTTCTTTTTATTTTCTTTGTATTGTTCATAAGATGCTCTCTTTGTATCTTTAAGTGACTTCTCTAATTTTTTAGCTCGATCACTATCTGCATCTCCTAATGACTTAAGTAATGCAAGCTCTTCCTCATAAGCTGCAATCTTTTGTTTTTGCATTTGAAAAATTGCTCTACCAGATTTTAATGCAGCCTTAAGTTTCTTTTCCTCCATTTCCTCTGTAGTCTTTCCAGCGGCTTCAGCCTTTCTGATTTCAAAGGATAGATTATCATCAACAGCTTTTGCTTTCTTTTTCTCAGCTGCAATCTTTTTGTTCATCTCTTTTTCTGTGGCATCTGTCTTTGCCTTTGCATTGGCTTTCATCTTTGCTGTCTGAGCATCATCAATGACTCCAAAATATTCAAGAGCTTTGACAATTCCATAAATAGCTCCGACAAATATTAACAAAGGACCACTTACCAATCCTAAAATAACTGCAGAAAGAATTTTTATTTTTGGTCCAAGCTTATCAAACCAATTATAAGCTTTGGTAACCGCTGCAGATACCTTATCAAAATTTGCAATCAATAAACCAATACCAACAACAATGGCACCAATACCAGTTGAAATCAATGCTAATCTAAACAATTTCATTGCTGTTGTTGCTCCTCCAGTTGCTGTGGCAAGTCCAACATTTGCACCAGTCTGAGCTTGTGTAGCCGCAACTCCAGCCAATGCTGGAGCAATACTGCCAGTCATTATGAAATTCTTAGCTTTCTCAAGTCCATTTCTTAATTGCAATCCAAGGATTGACTCCTTGTTAAGATTATTTGCTATGATTGAAACTGAGTTGACAAGTCCCTGGACAGCTTGCAATTTAACCATTGTTTGAACAAGAGCCTCATTCTCAACACCAGCCAATGCAGCTGCAGATTGAATTCCTTGGAATGCAGCTGCTCCAGTCTCAACTCCTTGCAAGGTAGTATCCAATCCAACAAAGTCAGATGACAATGCCATTGTCTGAGCCTTGAGATCACCAATCTCATCTTTTAATCCAGCCGCATTTGAAATGGCTTGCTTTCCAATTGGACTCTCAGCTCCAGCTCTTGCCGCTAAATTCTGATATTCCTTCATGAGCTTAGTCATCTCACGCATTGAGAGACCACCATCCTCAAGTCTCTGATTAAGCTCAGCAAGCTTCTGATCAAATGTCTCCATTCCTTTTGTGGAGGCATCTGTTGCTGTCTTGGATGTATCTTTTAAATCTTTGTTCAAATCCTCAACAGCCTTATCAAAGGCTTGAATATCTTGAACAGATTTACCAGTATCAACCTTGAGTGAGAATACCGCTGTTTTTTCTGCCATTAGTTATGGTTTAATTTTCAAAAGGTGGTGGTGTTGGTTTTGGTTCGTAAGGAATCAAATCTAAGTCTTTAACCCAAAGAAAGTCAGGATTTACACATTGCTCCATTTCCTCAACTGATATAACCCAATTATTATTAGCATCTTCAATAGGATTGAAATAAGAATCAGGTGCGTACCATTGTCCGACTAATTCGTCTTTTTGTTCTATTGTTAAAAGTCCTACTTGTATCATATTATTATTAATTTAAATGCTAAACTTGGCGAGCCAAGGCTGTGTTAAATGCTTGTACAGCTGTGTAAAAGTTAGCCGCTTCGGTGTCTGTTAAACCTTGACCTATACTTGCAAAAGCTATTTGCTTAGCTGAGTAATAATTATTACCTCCGTTTTCATTAAAAGCACCAATACTATAATTAAAATTAGCTAAAGGAGTATAAGACACAGTTGTTCCTGTTACTACTTTTGTTGAATTTCTCCAACCATTTACAACATTTGAAGCTGTCCTATTTGCTAAATAAAATCCTCTTGAATCGGCATCAGAATATGTTATATAAGAAGCTTGTGAATTTACTCTATAATATGTAAGTCCAGAAGCCCTTAAAAATATACCACCTCCTCCGTCAAATACTCCACCCGTTACTCCAAGTTCACATTGAAAACTACTTGTTCCTGTTGTTCTTGAATATACACTTATACTATGAGAATTTAAAGATGCATTTGTTGATAGATTATAACCTGTGTTACCCCATCCATTAACACCTCCAAATTGAACACCTAAATTACTATGAGTAACACCTCCATTCCATCCTATTTGATATTGTGCTGTATTCTTTAAGTTGTAAGAGTGTTTAGTTGCCGTTCCACCAACCATTGGATATAAAGCTGAAAATTTAGTCCAAATGCTGTACCCTTTTAAGTCAACTACCAACTGATTAATAGCCACTTGTTGAGTAGGGTCTGTTATTGCAGCCGCTGTTATGAATGCTTGTGCATCGGGGTCAACTGGTGTTCCAGAGGCTGATCTGGCTAAGATGCCATGTGTTGCTAAAAACATACTATTGCCGTAACCAATCATAATACCAAACAAACAGATCCAGATGTCAATGTGACACCACTAAACTTTGCACCATTAATTGGTCTGATGATTGCACCAGCTTTCACTGCTGTTGCTGTTGCCGCAATGTAAGTTGATTTGACATCTGTACCCGCAACTCTAATTGCTGAGAATACTGTATCCTCAAGCACTATAATTGCATCATGATCAACAGTTTTTGCAACTGTGTTATTAACTATAAAAGTTCCTTGTTGTGCTGTTAGCACGCTGTTAGCTATTGCCATTTTTTATTTATTTTAAATCAATTATTACTTCGTATCCTTGTTGCTCATAAGCTATCTTAGCATATTTGTGAGCTATCTCTAAAGATTGTACTTCACCTGACTCAAGATTGGCTTGATAACTTCCAATTGGAACATCAGTATAAAGCATTTTAGCTTCTGCAAATGTTTCTGAATTTGCAAATGTTGCTACTTCACCTTGAATAGTGTTACCTGAATAGTCTCCTAAAAATCTAATCCTACCATAAACTTCTGGAATTTCAATATTAGTTCCTGAGATTGTAATCTTTTTTTCTTCTGTTGCTTTAATTAAAATTGCCATAATATATTTTTTTATGCTAAAATACCTAAATTCCTTAATGCTTTTACTACTTGTTTTAACGTGTAACCATCAAATGTATCTGTATCCGTCAAAGTTGTTCCACCACCTCCGGTTAATGTAGCTGCCGCAACTCCAGTTGTTTCTTGGTATATTTTTATAATATTTCCATTTTCTGTTTGTATATGTGGTGCCGCATTACCTGCTGTTATATCAGCTGAATAAAGTTGGTATGAATCAGTTACATTTGCTGTTGGTGCAGTTCCATTTCTATGAGCAATTACACTAAAGCCATTAAAAGAAAATGAATTTGCTGTATTTCCAGTGTTTCTTACTCTAAAAATAATATCAGTTTCTAATGCCCCTTGTGCTCTAATATCAAGCCTTGCGGAAGGTGAAGTTCCTTGACCTAAAGATAAAAGACCTAAAGTATTATTAAAAACTAAATTTGCTGAATTTAATAACAATCCAGAATTTTGAAACAATATACCACCATTTGTACCACCAGTGATGGTTGTTGCATTCCATGTAAGATTTGTTGCATTAGTTGTCCAGCTTAATGTACCCGTTCCATTTGTTGACAAAACCTGCCCACTCGTTCCATCTGCTGTTGGTAAGGTATAGGTTGTATTTGAGCTTAAAGAATTAGCAGCCTTTAAAGCTACATAATTAGTTCCATTATCACTATCTTCCATAAACCTAAGTTCTGTTGGCTGTGTTGAATTACCCCCAATTAAAACAGCCCCAGTACCATTCGGCTCAATTATAATATTGCCATTTGAGGCACTTGTTATTATCTGACCATTTACATCAAGATCACCTCCAAGCTGTGGAGATGTGTCTAAACTCAGCTCATTAATCTCTGATCCAGTTACTTTCCTTGACACATAAGATGGTCCACTCACTTGAGCTATCTCAATCAAATCTGTGCTTGCAATCTTGCTTGCCTTCGCTGTTAAGTCTGATATTTTAACTCCCATTGTTTATGGATTTATGAATCTAATTTGACCATCTTCTGTCAACCTTGTTTGACTATCTTCTGTGAATCTTGCATTTGGATCTGTATATGGATCATATGGTGGAGTCACAATTGTTGTCTGGATACCTTCTCCTTCTATTATGCGAATCAGTTCGACAACTGTTGAGGTATTCTTTCCACTCTGATAATCACTAACTTTTAGTAACCTATATACAACACCATCAATGTTAATTAAGTTTCTAAAATCAAGACTATTGACGTCTGATGGTCTCAACATAACTGAGCAGCTGATTTGCTTTCCAAATCTTGATATTAATTCCTTGATGAACTTTTCATGATACAGATATAAGTTGTTGGTTGTGTATGTTGTTGTCGACCAGAATACATAATTAGGAACACCAAAATTAAAATCAAAAGATGGTGAATCAAGGCTGTTGAGGTGACCAACATAAGGATATGAAAGCTCAGCACTTGGAGATCCATTCTCTGATCTATGAGTCCAATCTCCAGTTCTTAATCCTCCAAGCTGCACAATGAATGGCTTGCCTTTTTTCTTTTCAACAACACTGGTGCCATCCTCATTGAACTTAACTTGGAATGATCTTGGCACAATCAAGTCGGTAAATGATCCTGGTGAATCTTCTGGAATGGCAGCCAATAATCTTTGAGAGAATGGCAGCTTGAATTCAGTATCATTGATTGCAAATTGACTTTGACTCTGAATCATGAATGATCCATATTGCTGTTTGATATCTTCAAAATATCTGTTGTTCCAATAGTCATCCTCTTGCTCAAAATTAAAATTGTAATTCTTTGAACTGAAGTTTATTGTTGGCTCAATCTTAATCTCTTTGCTTCTATCTAATTTTTCACTCCAATCAATTGCATCACCGCTGGCATTATAAAAATCAGCTAATGGCTCAATATCAAGAATGCTTGCATCTGCATTGCTTGGCTTGACATACAAGTTGAATGCAGTTACCAATCCTTTAAAGAATTGATCGCATGTCATGTCTGGAAGGAATGCAGATAAATTAACTGTGCCTCCAGCCGTTAATGTCTGAGCTTCTTTTAAAACATTTAAATCAGCTGTGTTGCTTTCAATGGCTGTTTCAATTCCATTAGTTCCTGCAGTACCTCCATAGATTTGACCTTGCTCTAAGACGTATTTTATTTTGAATGATAATGAATCATTGATCAATAAATTAATTTGTCTTGTATATGAGAATGAATATGTTGTTGAATAACCAGATGCAGTCCCACTCAATTGACCAGAATAAACAACATCATTTGAAATGGCAACATTGTTCTTATAAATAATTAATTCAAGTCTATATGATCCATATATCAAACCAGTTCCTTGAGATGTTGTCCATGTCACATCATGATCTCCTTGATATTCAATTGTGAATAAACCCTCAGATGCAGCTACCACATTTAATGGTGACGATGTTTGTGCTTGAGATAAGTCATCTTGATTAATCGTACAATCATAATTATCCCATATTGAATAATATGAATTTAACAACCAAACTGCAGAATCACCATAACTCAACCCTTGCAATGTTCCAAAAATAATATAACCATTTCCATTGTTATTCTCTGTTGTGAATACACTATCAGCATCAGCTTGAGCATCAGTAATGGTTGGTAAATCTCCACCAGGATATGCAAGCAATAGCTTCTTGAATAATTGACTCTCAAAGAACTGACTGCTCCATGTTATTCCACAATAAGCAAATGCCTTCTCTAATATCTCATAACAAAATACTTGAGGAGGTATGTGCTCAACTCCAAATGTAGATGGAGCTGGCCGAGTAAACCCGTAATCAATCAAGCCGTAGTAATATCCTCGACCAGTCCATCCTTGTGAGTCTTGATTACTGGATGGAGATCCATTCAATTGGATGATTCCATTCCAAGTATCTTGCTGATCTGTTAATGTCAAGCTGTGATTGTATTCTGAGAATCCAAGCTCATTGACCTTGATCTTTGCCAATCTTGAGATGTAGTCAATTGTGTCACTCACAAGAGTAATCTCAAAAGACCATATTCCATTAAGTAATTTGCAGCTCATTAACTGAGCAACACCATTGAACTCAAGCAATCCATTCTGGTAGTATTGTGCTTCCGCCTTGATGCTTGGATCAAAGTCAACAAAATCAGATTCTGTGTCACTGATCTTTTCAGTTGCACTCAAGGTGAACACACTCAACATCAGAGATGTGTTGTTCTTTGTTCCTGGTAATGTAATGGTCTTTGACTTATTGCCCTTTCTTGCATTGAGATCCTTGATATCACTGATGTTGAATGTCAATGGAAATGGAGCATCTTGATCAATATCAACCAACCTCCCATTTATGAATAACTCTCCAGCCATTAGTTAAGTTGAGATCTATATGTGAATGTTCTATCTATGTTGACAGTCTCTTGAATCAGACCATCTCTTCTGCGTTGCTTTAATGTGTAGTTTGAATTGGTTACCTTAACTGGCTCAAACTCAGTTCCATTCTCTCTCTCAAGATATACCAATGGACTATCATACAAAGATTTAACCAACCATTGTTGAATGTCTTGATTAATCCAATCAGAATTCAATGTCAAAGTCTCAGTCTTAGTCTTGGCAAAGTTAATTGCTTGACCAGCATACAATGGATATGTGTAGCTCGTATCATCCCACACTCCTGGATCTCTCTGATATCCATAGCTCTGCACATTGGCAGCTTCGGTTGAAACAAGGCTGAATGTGAATGAATCAAATGATCCAAACTTATTCAACCAATGCAGTCTATATGTATCATATCTCTTGCAATCAAGGTCCATGTAAATTGTGAATGTCTCTGTTGCAATATCTGTCAACTCAACATAAACAGTGTAATAATAACAATCATCAAAATCAACTTGATTGATTGCTGTGTTGTCAATAATAACTTGAGGCCCAACATTCAGAATCACAAATTCACTCTCTGTAATATTATAAGATCCAAATGCAATGTTGCTTCCATTGATGTCAAACAAGTTGACAACCAATGTGGCTGTCTGAGCTCCAGTTTGCTCAAAGTATCCGAGATAGAAATTCTCTTCCATTCCACAAAGAGCTCTCTTTGATCTTGGAAAATATGTTAAGAATTTAGCATAATTTGTTTGCCATGGATCGTAATCATCATAATTGAAATTAACCCACTCTCTATATTCAAGAGCTCCATTGAATGCAAGCAATGTTGCACTGGTATCATCATCTTGAATTGTCGGAGTTGATCCATATTTCTCATATACCTTGATGTAATATTCAACCATTGAATTGGTTGCGTTGTATTCAATTGCCGTTGTTATTTCTGGATTGGCAACAACACTCTGCACAGCTTCACAAACATCAATGCGTCCAAGAGTATTGAATTGCCTGAATACCTCTTGAGTCAATCTCAATTGTCCATCAATATAAACCTCAACAATAAAACTAAAATTTGGTTGAGCTGTCTGATCACTGCTAAATGTGAACACCAATGGATTGCCAGCTGGTGCAATTAGTTGCGGCTCATCATATATGGTTATTGCCATGTTTCTGTATTTTTATCAAATTTAATTTCAAACATCAACCCGGTAATCTCAGCCAAGTCATTTGCTATCTTAGTCAACACCTCATCAGTGATGACATTGTCAGTGATTCTCTTTGGCTTTAATCCTCGTTGCTTGATGTTGGATGCAACAGCATACGCATGTGACATCTCAAGTCCTTTCCATTGACTGATCGCTGTTGCCATGTTATGAGATACACCAGGATAGTTGAATGAGAATTGACTACCATAGTTGTTGGTCCCCACAGCATTCACACCTTGATCCACAAATGGATAGTAATCATCAGCCTCTAATCTGAATGACAGCTGTCCAGTTGGAACTGGGATGATTGATGCTGCCAATCCTCCAGTATTGTTGGCAACTTTCTTTGTGTAATCTCTGAACTCTGTTGCAAGCTGATTTGATATCTCAATTAAGAATCTATCATATACGCTTGCCGGTTGCTCAGCATCATTGGCTGATATCCCAAAGTCATCAAGAAAATCAAGATCTGCCATTACTTAATATGCGTTGATGTTCTTTTTCATCCACTATCTTAAAGTAGTTCATCCAGAATAAAGTCTTTACATAAGGTTGCTGCGTAACTTTGTCCACACTGATTCCCATTTCTTTGGATAGTCTATGTAAGATAGTTGTCCAATTAAACCACTCCGAATCTTCTGGTCTTGAGCTATCTGCATCATCTCCATCTTCGCCCTCGCTGTCTGAATTCCTAAGATAGCCATCCTCCGCTTTTCTGATAAGTCCAAAAAAAAACTAAAGAAATTTAGAAACTCATCACCAGGGAAATGGTCCTTGAATAATTTATATCTATCCTCATTAGGATTCAGCACTCTGCCTCTGTCATCCTCTTGGCAATATTCCATGCCTTTCTCAACATACATAATTGCCAGAGCTTGACATGGATCTTGGCTAATATCCTCAATCAGTTTCAAGTCAATGATCTGTCCAGTTGAAACATGCCCAAAGTTTTTCTCAAATCTGAATTGCTTCCCTTCAATCTCAATGATCTCATTTGGCTCCTGGTAATTGTACGATGTTAATATCTGAAGCATATGAGCAGATGCAGCTTGAATGCTGTTTACATCAGCTCGCTTAATCTTGTTGATTGACTCTCCAGAGAATAAGCTTAACAACTGACATTGGAAGATTAGAAACTGAGTGATGTCATCCTTCTGGTCCTTCATTGCCTCAGCCATCATGAGCCATCTGGTCATCTGATCTGGAGTGCATTGACTTATTGATGTCGGTAGTTTTATCTCAAGTTCTTTCATACTCTTAAAGCCATATACCTTCCTCTGTTGCTGTATTCCTTTCTGCAGTTCCAAGCCAATGCTGTTGAGATGACACCATCATCATGCAATCCAGCTGGTGCAGAATAAGTCACGTTCCTGGTATTCGGATTGTAAATATAAGAAAAATTCTCAAGCTCATCAATCAACCATTGTTCATTAACAATTGAAATTGCTGATTGCTCAAATGCCACAGCCAAATCCTCAATGATTATTGGCTTTGTTTTGGAGGTAGTGACAAATGGATGGATCATATTCCTGCACCTGGTTGCCAGCATCTCAAAGAATACATCACCTTGATTGTTGACCTCCACCAATGCGGTTGCATTGTATTGCTTGATCAGTGTTGCCACCTTCTCAATGATCTTGCTCCACTCATCGTGTCTCCATCTATGAGCAGCAACCATCTTTCCATCCTGGTTGATGATTGTGAGCACAGTGTAGTCATCAGCTCTACCAATATCAAGACCAGCATACATCTTTGATGTCTTGGCTCCAGCACCAATGCAATCAGATACGTTTCTGAATATACCACTGGCATTGTCAATGAACTCAGCCAGATACTCTTGCCGGAACACATAATCTGGTAGAGACCGCTTTCTCTCATCCAACTCCCTTGGATCAATCATGGGATTGTCATAGGATGTGAAATGAAAGTAAGCATATCTATCATCATAGTTTGGTTGCATGCAAAGCTTATGGAAATGATTCCTCCCTTTTGGAGTTGAGATGAATATAACCTTCTTTCCTTTGACCAAAACTGTTGCACTCAAGACCTCATCCCAAAGCTCTGGTCTGGTGAATGCCATCTCATCCACAACCATGTAATCAAATGTATTACCTCGGATATTGTCTGGTCTCTCTCCAGAGAAAAATTCAATGGTTGAGCCAAATCCTGAGATCATCAAGTCTGATCTATTGAAAGTAAACAATCCACTGGCTGTGGTTGCCCTCTCCATTTCAGAGAATACTTTCTTGCCTTGCTTATAAACTGGAGTTACCCAAGCAATCTTACACCCTTTGTCATTGATTGCCCACCAAAGTAATTGGTTGATGCCGAGCATTGTCTTGCCAAACTGCCTACCTATGTTGAGAGCATAGTACTTCTCATGACCATGGTTGATGGCATCATGAATGGACCTCTGATTGTCATGAGGCTTGTAGCCTTTGATTGTACTCATTCAAAATCAAACTTCTCTACATTCCTGGTCTCAACTTGTTGACGATCATGCATGCCGAGTCTGTTCTTTGCGTAGAATATTCCTTTGCCTTCATTGCC